CGCCGAAGCCGTAGAGCACCGGCTCTTCATGGTAGTTCCGGGGGATGCCCTTGAACTCCTTGAAGACCTGCGACCACTCGTCAGCGCGCTGATCATAGATACCATTGAACTCTTCGTTCAGAATCGGTTCGACGATTGAACGAAAGTCGGTTGAACGCATCGGCATAGCCATAGTTCAAGCCCTCCTAATTAGATGGCGGCTTTGTCAGCAACGAACTGATGTTCGCTGATCTGAACCTGCACGATGACATAAGTGTCGCCAAAGGCGTTGTCTGGGCCCGGCGTAACGCCGATCAGACGAACCATAGCATTGGCGGCGGCGGAAGACACGTCCAGCGACTGAGTGCTCAGGCCGGTGGTGGTGTTACCCGAGATGGCGCTCAGGTTGTACTGCTTGCCGATGTCGGCGACGGTCAGAGCGGCATTGCTCTGCACTTCGTAGACAATGGTCGGGTCGAGGGTGGCGTAAGCCACGATCTCGGTAGCAGCCTGCGACGCAGTCCACTTGTTCGACACGCGGCGGCGACCGTCGCTGTCGGTGAACTCGACGCCCTGAAAGGTACCGATGAAGGCGTCGCCAACAGCGGAAGCCACAAGGGTGCCCTCGGTTTCGCCACCGCCAGTGGAGGGAGCGATACGAACAGGCTGGTTTTGGAAGATGTTCTGGGCATAGCCAGACGCACACGTGAAGGCGGTGGGACGAATCACACCGCTGGGCGAGTACGCCGGGCGCAGACCGAACGGTGCATTGACCGTGGCAGACATGAGCCTTTTTCCTTAAAAAAGGGTTGCGTGTACCCGGCTCAGGCGAAAACGCCCTTGCGCGGGATGTGGTCACGCATCTCTGACATGCCGTCGCCTTCGAGAAGGCGGCCCCCGGAACGCTCAGCCTGCTCGCGCATGAGCTGCGCAGTCTCGGCCAGCTTGTCCTCCTCGCGGAGGGGTGCGTCGTGGTGAGCTTCCTGCATGTACCTGTAGTACAGGCTCATGGGCAGCTTAGCCGCGATCATTTCATTGACGGCCACGCAACCGGCGTATTCGCCGGTCTTCTGAGTGACAAGCTCCATGCCCGGTACGTCTTCGGCGCGGATCAATTCGTAGCCAAGACGCAGGCGGTGTTGGATCGTGTCGCCCTTGTTCGTCGTCGTCAACCAGCACACGTGATACCCCGGGATATCGGGAATGTCAGGCAATGCGTCGTTGTAAAGGTGGAGGCGGAACATCTCGAGCCGCTCATCATCCGAGATTGCGCGGTTCTCCGTCGTGTGACGGTCCTGCGCAGCGCGGGGTTGCCGGCTAACTCCAAGTTCCTTTTTTAGGCGATCATCCATACGTTCTTCAGACATTAGCTCTCTCCTTTTCAGCGAGCTGAGTTGCGGTCGTAGTCCTGATACGCCTTCAGTAGGCGCTTGCGAGCAACAGGGTCGTCCCAAGCACCTGCGTCTATCATAGCCTGCTTACGCTCGGGTGTCACTACTACTTCGTTTTTGGTGCTTGGCGGCGCATATTCGCGGCCGCTGCCGGTCGGCGGAGCCTTGCGCTTGGCGGTGCGAGCAGGCGCGTCGTCCCCATCACCAATGCGGTTGGCCACGCGGCGCGTCAGCTCGTGCCAATACTCAGCGGACGCCGGGTCCCAGCCCTCGCGGGCCAGAGCGTTGTCGATCGCCTTGGTGATGGCGCTGTCCTCGTCGCGGCCCGCTGGGTCGTACCACTCGTTGGCTGACAGCCACTGCTGCGCGTAGTTCGTCACGCGCGGGTCAGCGCGCGGTGCGGTCGCCTCCTTGGCGGCAGCCTCGAAACGATCCTTGTACGCGGAAAGCTGCGAGGCGCGCTCCTTGGCCTCGTCGCGGATGCGGAGCGCCGTTGCGGCGTCCTCACCGTTGCCGGCCTCGATCGCGCGGGCCATGATCTGCTCAGCCTGCCGGGCCTCGGCCAGTGCCTGCTGCAAATGCTGCTGCACGCCGGCGGCGTTCTGCGTCAGCGTGTTGCCCTCGACGGCCGACATGCGGCGCATGAGATCGGCGTTCTGCTGACGCAGATAAGCCAACTCGCGATCGGCGCGCTCCTTGGCGGCCTTCTGCAGCTGGCGGCGCTTGATGCGGGTGTCGCGGTTCTTCTTCGTGCGGTCGACGATCTCGTCCTCTGAGTCGTCTTCGGACATGCCCATGCGGGACTCGTCCTCGCCGTCATCATCGTCCTCGTCGGCCCGCCCCTCGGCTTGCTCAGCCTGATCGGCGCCGTCGGTCTCTATCACGACGATTTCGTCGTCGTCCTTCTCGCTTAGTACATCAGCCATGATCGGCTCCTTTCAGCCTTATGGATCAGACGAACGCCTTCATGGCGAGCGGGTCGCCAGTGACTACGCCGATCAGATCCAGATCGTTGAGAATGACGAAGATCACTTCCTGATCGTCGTCAATTTTGACCGTCCACTTGTCACCGCCGTATTTGGGGACGCGGACGAAGTCCCCCGGCGTAGCCCACGAGCCCTCTGGCCACGGCTCTTGCGTGTTGCGGTTCTTGAAGGCCAGATCCCCAACGGACACAACGCGGGCCACCTGCGTGTTCCACGTTTCGGTGTCCTTGGTGTCGCCGGTGAGGATGATGCCGCCCTTCGTCTTCTTCTTGGCCAGACGGATCTGGCACAGCACGCGGCTGCCGAAGGGCTTCACGCCCGGATCGATAGGCGGGAACGCCTCGTCGATGCCGGAATATTCAAACTGCACTTTGTTTAGCACGTAGTCTTGCACGGGTGCTCCTCCGCTCAAGGGGTTAGAGATTAAAGTCTTTTCGCTCTTTCTCCGCGACCATGTCTAGCAACACGGTCTTGGCAAGCTCGAGACCAGCGTAAATGCCGACGACACGCCCGTACTCGAACGTATCGCGGCCTTGAGGCTGCTCCAGCGCATCGCGTGCCAAATCGGCCTGCGATTGCTCCAGACGCTGCAGCAGAACCTCAATTCTCATGCAGGCGTCTTGGGCGAGTTCTTGCCGCCCATTGCGCCCTTGCCGGCACCGGTCTCGACGGCTTCACCCATCGCCAGACGCTTGTGCATCTTGATGCCGTCGTTGCCGACCGGCTTACCCTTAGTGTCCTTCATGTCGGTCTTCTCCTTACGGGTTAATGCCGGTGCCGGTGCTGACGCTGAAGCGCTCGCCCGTCTCGACTTCGAGTTGCGCCAGTTCCATGGCCGTCAGGTTGTCCTGCGTGTTCATCGCCTGACGCACCTGCATCTCAGCCAGCTTGCGCTCTGTCTCCTGCTGCTCGACCTGCTGCGCCAGCGCGACCCGCGCCTGCTCCTGCTGCGCGTCCTGCTGCATGCGGGCCGCATCGATCTGCGCGCGCTGCTGGTCGGCGGCGGCGTCCTGCTGCAGCTTGGCCGCATCGATCTGCGCCTTCTGCTGGGTCTGCGCGGCCGTGAGCTGCAGGCGCTGGGCGTCAATCTGCGCGCGCTGCGCGTCACGCTGGGCCTGCGCCTGCAGCTGCGCCTGAGCCAGCTGCACGCTCGGATCGACCGGCGGCTGCGGCGCGAACGACTGCATGACCTGCTGCGCCTGCTGGATGACGGGCGGCAGCGACGCGAACACGCTGCCCGCCGTCTGTGCCACAGTCTGCGAGGCCTCGGCCAGCATGCCGTCGAAGGCGCGCTTGTCGTCGGGGGTCTTCAGCTGCTTGAGCAGGTCGCCCAGATCCACGCCGCCCGTTGCCTCGGTGCCGAGGTCGAACACGCTCGCGGCGTACCACATCGCGATGTGCTCCTTCATGTGGTTCAGGATGGCCGGGATGAAGGCCGGCGCGATGAGCGGGCTCATGCCCAGCGCCGGCGACATCAGGTAGGCGAGGTGCGTCTTGAGGTGGGCAATGTGGTCCTGCTCCGGGAAGGCGACAATCGCGCGGCCCATAGTCGCCGCCACGTTCTCGTTGACGGCGTTCTGCTCCCTCGGCTCCATCGCCGGGTTGAGCAACTCTTTGGCGTTGGGGATCTTGAGCGTCTCGAGGATGCGCTCCTCGACCTTGCGCTGGTTGTACAGCTGCGGCATCGCGGCCGCGCGCTGCGCCACCGCCTGCACCTGCGCAAAGCGCTGCGCCTCGCTGAAGATGTTCGGGTCGGACACCGGCACCACGTCGAGCGGGCCTTCGAAGTCGGCGCGCGTGGCCAGCTCCTCGCCGATCTCGGCGTCTGTGTCCTCGTCGTCGAGGTACATGGCGTTGAGGCGGTGCAGGATGCCCAGCAGCTTGGCCATGGCGTTGTGCAGGCGCGCGTGGATGGCGCTGAACACGACCATGCCCTGCTCAATCTTGGCGAGCGTCGTGCCGACCGGCGCGTTCGGGTTGCCATCGGCCACGTCGTCAATGGTCGTGCGGATGACGCCCTTGCCCGCGTCAACGAGGAAGCCAAGCAACTGGAACAGAACCGCGCTCGGCGGGTTGTAGGGCAGCGGCATGATCAGTTTGCGGATGTCGTCCGCCGCCATGCCGCCCTCGATCTCCATCACCTGCGTCGGCTGGATCTCGAGGCTTTGGCCGCCCTTGCTGCCGCCCTTGAGCTTGAGCATCGTTTGGCTGTTGCTGATGTGCGCGCTGTCGAGGAGGGCGCGCAGTGCGCCCGTCGCGGCGGCCGAGATGCCGCCGACCATGTGCGGCAGGCCGATGGGGTACGCGCCGCGCCACGGGATGAACGGGAACTCGACGAACCACTGCAGCTCTTCCTGCGCCTCGTCCAGCTCGTCCCAGTTGCGGTAGATCGAGAGCACCTTGCTGGTGACCTTGTCCACGCTGATGATGTAGGGCAGCGCCTCGCCGTCCTCCTCGATGTCGGCCGTGACGTAGATTTCGTAGACGGTCCGCAGGCCGTCCTCGTTGTAGCTGGTCTCGGTGCGGCCCTCGATCTTGTTGTTGGCCTTCTCGGCCAAGCTGAAGTCGGGCTCAAGGGTGACGGGCGTCAGGTCCACGTCGCGGTACATGCCGCGCTTGACGCGCTGGGTGTACTCAAGCTGCGTCAGGTACTGGACGTGCGTCTTGCGCTGGGCGCTGTAGAAGTTCGTCGCCGAGAACGGCAGGTACATGTCGTCGATGGCGACGAACAAAA